TTTGCTGGAGAAGTAAGCGTTTATATCAGCAGTTTTGCAACGGTTGCAGGTCTTGATAATCAGTCTGCAGCACTTTTGATTCTTCAGCAAGCAGAAAGATTACGTGCATTGCAACAACAATTAGCAGTACAAAGAATGCGTAAGTATGAGTTAAAGCATGAGGCGTTGAGTGATGAAGAACTGAAAAACATTCATGACGATATTGTTTCAAAAATGCGACAACTAGCGGAGGCACAACAATGATAGGCACTAAAATCTATCTCGCATTATACAAAGGTAAAAAAATGGGTAAAAACCCGAACGCACTTTTGGCACGTTTGAGTGACTGGCTCACTCGTAAATTGACAAAAGGCTGGTAATTCCGCCGTTTTTATCCGTCCAACCCTACCTAACCGCCCTTTGTTAGTTTCAATACCACAACGCCAAGCACTACCCCTCGCTTTTAAATCCTTACAAAATAGCCACATCTTTTCAAACCATAGAAACCATAGGGCTAAAATTATGTCTGATGAATATCTCCATGGAGTCAAGGTAACGGAAATTTCCGAAGCCTTGCGAACACTCACCACATCATCCACTGCAGTTATCGGTTTAGTGGCAACCGCACCAGATGCAGATGAATTGGTTTTCCCACTCAACAAACCCACTCTTTTAACTGGCATCACTGCCGAAATGCAAGCCAAAGCAGGTAAAAAAGGCACGTTATCTCGTGCGTTAGATGGCATTGCAGACATTGTGAATTGTAAAGTTGTCGTCATTCGCGTGGAAGAAAACGAAGATGAAAGCACCATGAAAGCCAATGTAATCGGCTCAGTCGATAACGAAGGCAATTACACTGGCTTAAAAGCGTTCCTCGTATCTGCTGCAGTTTGTGGCGTTAAACCTCGTATTTTCTGTATCCCGAAATATGACAACCAAGACGTAACCACTGAATTGTTAAGCGTGGCGAAAAAGCTCAATGGCTTTGTATATGCCTCTTGCGGTTCGGCAAAAACCAAAGAAGAAGCAGTGACATACGGTAACAATTTCTCACAACGTGAATTAATGCTGATTTTCGGTGATTTCTTATCGTTTAACCCAAACACCAAAGAAACCGAAGTGGATTATGCCGTTGTTCGCGCTGCCGCAATGCGTGCATATCAAGACAAAGAATACGGCTGGCACACCTCAATTTCAAACAAAGGTTTAACTGGCGTGACAGGTGTCACCAAGCCACTTTCATTTGATATTAACGACAGTGCAACCGACGTGAATTATCTCAATGAAAAGGGCATTACTTGTTGTGTAAACCACAATGGCTTTAAGTTTTGGGGATTACGCACTCGTTCGGCTGACAAATTATTTATCTACGAAAACTACACTCGCACGGCACAAGTGTTGAAAGACACTATTGCACAATCCTTTGACTGGGCGATGGATAAAGACATTTCCGTGAATCTTGTAAAAGAAATCGTAGAAGCGATCAATGCAAAATGGCGTGAATATGTGGCGCAAGGCTATTTAATCGGCGGTAAAGCATTTATCAATGCCAACTTAAACACTGCCGCAACCTTAAAAGATGCAAAATTGCTTGTGTCTTATGATTACTGCCCTGTTCCACCGTTAGAACAACTTGGTTTCAACCAATACATCAGCGATGAATACCTTGTGGAATTTGCCGCAAACATTGCAAAAGTAGGAGCATAAAAAATGGCATTACCTCGTAAACTCAAATTAATGAATTTTTTGGCTGACGGTAATTCTTACCGTGGCCAAGTCACCGAAATCACCCAACCTAAATTAGCGATTAAATTGGAAGAATACCGTGCAGGCGGCATGTTTGGTCCAGTAAAAGTGAATTTAGGCGTGGAAGGCTTAGAAGCGCAATTCAAGATGGGCGGTTATATGACTGAACTTATCAAAGAATTTGGCGGAAAAATTGACGGTACGGCATTACGTTTTGCGGGTGCCTATCAACAAGACGACACCGAAGAAGTGGTTTCAATCGAACTGGTAATGCGCGGTCGTTTCGGTGAGATTGATAACGGCACCAGCAAATCGGGTGATGACACCGAACAAAGCTACACCGTGCCATTAACTTATTACAAAATCATCGAAAACGGCAAAGACCTCGTGGAAATTGACTTAATCAATTCCGTTTTCATTGTCGGTGGCGTTGATCGCTTAGCAGAACATCGTTCTGCAATCGGCATTTAATTCACACACCTTGCCCCGAAAGGGGCTTTTATTAAATCCCATTCTTTATTTAAAGGAAACATAAAATGAAAACAGAAAACACCAAAATCATTAGCCTAACCAACCCTATTACTCGTGGCGAAAACCAAATCACAGAAATCACTGTCAATAAACCGACTGTGCCTGCATTAAAAGGCTTAAAAATGTTTGATGTATTGCAAATGGATGTGGACGCATTACAAGTGTTACTTGCACGTGTCACCACTCCTGTTTTGCATAAATCCGATTTTGTCACCATGGAAGTGGCGGACTTCACCGAACTTGCTGCGGCGGCTGTCGGTTTTTTAGGGAAGAACTCGGAAGTGGAAACCGAAGCGACCGAGTAATGATTGCCGCAACAGTGGAAGATGCCATGGCAGACATTGCCATCATCTTCCACTGGCAACCACAAGCCTTTGAGCAAATGACATTTTCTGAATTAATGCAATGGCGAGAAAAAGCAAGAGAACGAAATGAAACAGAAACTGATTGATTATGTATTAAATATGCCACGGCATATTATATGGCGTGGAATCTTTATTCTTTCCCTTGCCTTTTGGTTGCTTGTGATTTTTGGCATTGCATTTCTCTTTCGCTAATTCATCAAGTGCGGTCAGAAATCACGAGATTTTTTGACCGCACTTTCATTTAGGATAAAACATGAAATCAATTCTAATCTTCTTTTTCTATTTTTTATCAATTATTGCCGTCACAGGGTACGCCACGTTTTTGATGTATCACAACATTGACGGGTGGGGATGGGTTATTTTTATTGATGTTTTATTGATGTTAATGACCGTCAAAGTTAAGGAAGATAAATAATGTTCCAAAACTTGGCACTTGCCACATTGGGCATGTTTGTGTTCACTCGGCAAACCATACCTTTTCAAAGTTTAGACCGTACATCAAATTGGCGGCATCCAACAAATTCTGTTGTTGGTAGAATGCCCAAAGCACAGTTCACAGGAAAAGAAAGCGAAACTGTGACGATAAGTGGCAGATTAATCCCAGAAATCACTGGCGGTAGACTTTCCATTAAAGCCCTGGAATTAATGGCAGACAGTGGCGGTGCATTTCCGCTTATTGACGGCGCAACCTTTGAAATTATCGGTTTTTTTGTGATCGAAAGCGTACAAGAAACCCGAACAGAGTTTTTTGGTGATAGTGCACCTCGCGCGATTGATTTCAGCATGAGCCTAAAACGCACCGATGACCCAATGTTAATCGCCATTGCTGAATCTGTCATAGGGATGTTTTAATGTTTAATTTTGATAAAACCCACCCTATTCCACTAGTGCATTTAACGGTTCGCCCGAAAGCAGAAAAAGGCAAAAAAGAGGATATTTCCCTTTTAATATCCAGCCGTTTGATGAGTTTAACGCTTACGGATAACCGCGGTTTTGAAGCCGATCAGCTAGACATCCAACTAGACGATAGTGACGGCAAATTATCCCTCCCAGCACGCGGTGCTTTATTATCACTAGGTATGGGGTGGAAAGGGGCACCGATGATTTTTAAAGGGGAATATACCGTAGATGAAGTCGAACATAGCGGCGCACCAGATAGCATCACCATTCGGGCGCGTAGTGCGGATTTGCGCGGTTCACTAAAAAACCACTTTGAGCGCAGTTTTCATCACACCACATTAGGGCAAATTGTTCGCCAAATTGCCCAAGAAAATCAACTCACCGCACAAATTAGCGAAAGCCTCGCGCAAATTGAGATTTCTCACTTAGATCAAACCAATGAAAGCTCGCTCAATTTATTGCAACGACTTGCGGAAGCCTATGATGCTATTGCTGGTGTAAAAAATCACTACTTGCTGTTTATGAAAGCTGGTGAAGCCAAAACCGTGAACGGAAAGCCCATACCGCCGTTGATGATTACGCGTCAATCGGGCGATAGTCACCATTTTTCCATTACAGAAAGCGAAAACTATGAGGGTGTGAAAGTTTATTGGCACGATAACAACACTGGCAAGCGCGGCGAAGTACTTTGGGATAAACATTCCCAACGCGTTCAAATCAAAAAAGCCACAATGCGAAAAGTGACACGCGCCCGACGCAATCAACAAGGCGAACTTATCAAAGGTGAAAATGGCAAAAGCATTAAAGACACCCGCTATCAAGCTGGAAAGGGCAGAATGATTAATGATGTAAAAGGCACACAAATCAAAAGTGATGCCGAAAGCATTAAAACCTTACCACACACCTATGCCAGCCGAAGCTATGCCATTCAGCTTGCAGAAAAAACCTTCAGAAAACTGAAACGAGGCACAGCAAAATTTAGCCTGAATTTAGCTCTAGGCAATGCAGAACTGATACCAGAAATGCCAGTTGAAGTGAGTGGGTTTAAAACAGAAATTGATGGTTCTCTCTGGTTAATCACACGCGTGACACATAACATCACACCAGAAAACGGTTTCACCAGCCAAATAGAATGTGAATTAATGTTAGAGGAAATGAACGAAAAAGCATAGTAGGGCGAATCTTCGCCCTAGAATTGACGAAACCGTTCACGCCCTAAATAACCTTTTTCAATTTGAACATCAGAATAATCGCCCCCCATAATTTTCTTGCATTCCTTGCGGCTAATTTGCCATTTCACACCCTGATTGCCAGATAAATTTTCCACACGAATGCGATTAAACTGCACATCACGCCATTCATCAGAAAGCCCAGCAATTTCACACGCACCAAAGGCATAATATTTACCTAATTGTTTAGAAAGGCTTTCATGCGTCGTATGCACCGTCAGCTCCCTATGCATTAATGATACATCTTCCACGCGTTCAAATTCATCAAATTCCGCAATCGCCGCATTGGGTAGAATTGCAGCGTGCGAAACAAACGGCAGTAAGGCAAAAAGTGCGATGAGTTTTTTCATTAAAATTTCCTTTTTCAGATAGCATAAAAAAATAAAGCGGTCGATTGACCGCTATATCTTTACCAAGGCGTCATTTTAAACAATAAACCTGAACTATCTTTATCATGTAATATTCTTATTACTTCATCTTTATGTATAAAGTCTTCAATTCCATTAGGAATATCCGCATCAATCAGCGTAATAATTTGTTGTAATCCATACTCTGAATATTCACGAATAACCGCCAATAATTTCTCTTTAACTCTATCATCTAAAGATTCAAATACGCCATCATGATACAAAAAAATACAATATCCTAGCTCGGTATAGGCTCTTGCCAATGCCATATCAAATGCAATGCAAAGTAACTTTTTATAAGAATGCCCTTTGTGAGCCTCTTTTTCTGTAAATTTATACTCAAACTCTATATTTCCTTTTGAATTGACATTTACACTAAGAAATGCATCATCATTTAACGTTTTCTGGATAATAGAGCCAAAATATGCACGGATTTTAGTAAAAATGCTGTTTGAATCTGATTTTACATTTTGCGTCACATTATCTCTTATCTGATTTTCTATTGACTCAAGTTCACTAGATAGCAAAGATTTTTGTTTCTTTATCTCTTCACCTTGATAAATAATATCTCTTATTTGCTCAAGGTAGATTAACCTTGCCGTTTTTTCATTAACATCTTGAGATAAAGACTTATATTTATCAAAAACATTTTTCTCATTAAGAAAAGATAACTTACTAGATTTCTCTTTGTTTAATTTGATTAGTTCTTCAGATATATTTTGAATCTTTGGTTCAATTTCTTTCAGTTCTTTTGATAAATATTCAATTCTCTCTTTATTTATCGCTTCGTTAAATTGAATCAAATCATCGAAAGAACGCTTGATCTGTTTAGGGAAAACCAAACCTGCTTCATTAAATAGAGATTGGGCCTCATTGGTGCTGAATGAAATCTTCTTTGTTCTTAGGGAGTTTTTTATTCTTTTTCTATCATTTTCTAAGTAAAAAAGTTCATCATTAAGAGCAACAATCTGATCATTAATCAAATCCACCAAAGCTGCTATTTCTTCCTTATCTTGATTTCCAAAATCCAACTCATCTAATTGCGTTTTAAAATCTTGGATTTTTAACTTTATTAATTCAATTTCACCTTCAATATCTGATACTGATTGAGCATCTGTTTTATTTTGCGAACTAATAAAATGTTCTTGTTCTGATAATTTATTTAAATTATCAATTAATGAACCTCTTTTCTTAAGTAATTCATCATCAAAACCAAGTAATTTAGCCAAAAAAGGCTTCCAATAAATATCTTTCCCTCTATGTGTTGATAACCTAAAAGGGTCTTGAAAGTCATTTTGCGTTCTTAATAAATAACCAATAAATTGACGATAAGAGTACCCTTTTATAAATTGAAAATTGAGGAGACTATCTAATAACTCTTTGGATTGTTCAAAAGGAAGAGTTTTGTCCCATTCGGAATCAAGCAACCCCCTGTAATCTTGTTCGGCTAAAGAGTGATATTTAAATCTCATCGTAGTTGGTTCGCTAACAGAACGAGAAACCGTAACAAACTGATCTTTTGCGTATTCTATTTCTAGAAAAAAAACAAACTCATTAAATTGGTCTAGGTTTTGGAAAAACATGGAATCTTTTTTCTTTCCTAAACAATAATCTATAACTTGGGCAAGAATTGATTTACCTAAGTTATGTGTATTTTTATCTTTGCTTGAAATGACCTTTCCAAAAATAACATTGAATCCATCATTAAAGGTGATGGATTCAAAAATGTGAGAATGATTCATGTAGATTTTAGAAAGACGCATGATTATTTTCCTATATACTCAAAGCAATCTGTTTTTTGATGATACTTAACGACACCGAGCAAAAATAATAGATTGATAGCTGGTAAAAACAGTACGCTAGCACATTCATTATACTTATCTAACACATCTTTTAGCTTGTCAAATTGCACTAGCTTTTTTTTGATAAGCACCCTTAGCAAGACACAACTACTACTTATTATCGCCTTATCAGGATCGGTGTATTTGTTCGGTTGAATTGTTATCATCATTTTAGTCCAATGTCGCAGTGGTAGTACATATAGAAAAGAATAATTGAAAGCGAGTCTTCTCGTTCGCCACTAAGTTGTGAGTTTTTCTCGATTATATCTTGAGCAATCTCATAAAACATCAAGCTAGAAAGCTGTCCTTCGTTTTGTGCGAAAAGACGAATATTCAATGTGTTAATGACCCCTTGTAGTTTTCTTAATGATTCTGCATTTCTGGGATCGGAAAAGAACGATTGAATACCATCAAAATACTTCATATAAGCAGAAACAAGAATTTCCGATAATTGATGATTGAAATCATTCTTATCATTTTTCTGAACTAAAGAAACTGTTCTTTGTATCACATCCAATGGTGCATCATTGCCACCAGGCTGAATAATGCTATTGTAAAAGATTTCTACAACATCAACAATTAAACTTGCTTTCGGGGGCTCAGTATTACTAATTCTACGCACTACATCGTCAATAAACTTTCTTTTAGTATCTAATAGTTTCTCAACAGTCCAGTTATCTTCATCTTTGTCAATCATTGAATGACAATTAGCACAAAGTAAAATGAGGTTTTCTTCTGTTGTTACTTTATTTTCAGGATAATTTTCATCAAAACGGGCAGAACCTGGGTTTTCCCCTCGAATATGAGCATGTTCACCGATAATATAACCATTTTCATTCCATAAATGACAACGACAGATTGCACATTGTGCTGAAACACCCCATAGAAGTTTCACATCTTTTGAAGTAACTTGTTTTTTATTCGCCATACTATTACCACTTCTTCATCTTCATCGGCAAACTAAACACCACGCGTCCGTGAATAAAAACAGGATCATCCTGTTTTATCTCCCACTCTTTATACTCTTCTTTATTATCAGAAATCGCCCACATTTCACGGCCACGTTTTTGCAAGCGTTTAATGAATGTGTGATCATCAAACGTGAACACATAAAGCCCATCCGCACTGAAATAATTTTCTGATACATCGACATAAAGTAAATCGCCGCTTTCCAATGTCGGCGCCATACTATCGCCTTTCACCGCAATAATTTTTAAATTTTTAGCATCGGTGCGCCCAAATTGGCGACGGAAAAAATCCAAGTCGAACTCTTGCGCCAATAAGCCCTGTTCTGTACGGCTTAAAAACGAGCCATTTCCTGCACGGGCTTCTACATTTAAAACTTCAATGCGAATTCTATCGGTTGGTTGATGTTCGTGTAAATTAACGACTCGTACTGAATCAAAGCCATTATTGCTCTCTCCATTTTCTAGCCAATTTAAATCAACATTATATTTTTGAGAAAAAATAATTAGTTTATCTTTTGGGATTCCCCTATTTTTATAGGCAGAAATAGAGCTCTTCTGCACTCCTAATAACATTGCAAGGTCAGAATCCGTGCTTGATTGAGATATTTCTTTCATTCTGTCAATAATATCTAAATAAATTTTTTTCATTTACCCTCCAAAAAAAAAAAAGGTTGCAAAGTTTACATTTGTAAACTATATTGTTTACACAAGTAAACACAAATGTAAACAAACACAAAAGGCAATGACTATGTACTCTCGGTGTGATGTGGAAAAATTAGCTACGTTTAGCTTTCTTCTTTTTCAAGTACAAGAACAACGTTTTCAGCTAGAACATTTAACTCTTCAGGCGACGATGGATGAAGAGTTAAATCGATTAGTATATCGGGCAAAATCGTCTTGTACGTCTTTTCAAGACGTTCAAGATGCGCCAGATAATACGAATAAAAATGATGTTTCGCATCAATTAAAGTCGGAACAGTATCGGGCTGCGTTGCAAGAAACTCACGAGTTGATTCAGCATTTGAATGCAAAATTCGTAGATAGCGATAAAGGGTTGCACCGCCATCTTGAGTTTCTGAAAGAAATTGAGCCGTTTGAGCTTGAGATTCAAACAATTGTTGCGCGTAATGCTCAGCTACTTGGCGATAAAAACTGATTTGCGTTTCAAGATTTTTGAGGCGTTCTTCAATGGAAAGTGCGGTCATAAAAATCCTTATTTTAACAATGGAAACAAACACGAAAGCTATGCTTTTTCAATGTAAACAATCTATTGCACGTTATGTGGCGTGGCTTGCGTTAAAAATGTTGTACCGAGTTTCTCTTGGAAAATCGCAAGTGCCCGCAGCATTTCTTGTGTTGCCTGCGGTGTATAGCGAAAAGTCATCTTCGCTTGTGGCGCACCTGAAACAAACTGAAAGCATTCCACCGTCATTTCTCCTGTCTCGGCATGGAAAGTGATATTGAGCGGTGAATCAACTTCAATGGGAATAACCAGTGTTTCGTCAGTCATGGGGGGTTCCTTATTTTTATGGAGAAATTAATGACGACTATTTCTGTTCAAAGAGATTTTGTAGTGAACGTACATATTCACGCCCCTGTTGATCTTCAGGAGGCAGTTCAGCAAGAAGTTTTGTGTATAGAACGCGCTGTTGCTCAAGAAGTGGAGAGAATGAGGGCTCAACGTGAAGGAAAGACTCACGCATCTTTGAAAGATAAAGAATAGTGCTTTGCAATTTGGCTTGTTGATAAATCAATTCAGAAAGCAAGTTTTGACGTTCAATACGCATTTGCATTTGTGCTTCAAGTTTTTCGAGGTGTTCTTCAATGGAAAGTGCGGTCATAAAAATCCTCAGGGTAAGAGAACACATAATTATTAGTGACTGAGTATAACAAAGTAAACAAAAACAACAAGGAAAAGAGTATGGCGAAAACAGAAAAAAAACGCGAACTAAAATCTGAAATTATTGCATTTCGTGTTACGGCAAGTTTTAAAGAAAAGTTACAAGAAATGGCTCAAGCGGATAAACGGGAATTGAATGATTTTATCCGTTTGAAATTGGAAGAATGTATTAATTAATCAGTCAGTAAGATGACATTAAGCCAAACGATTCCAGCAACAATAGACCAGTTAAGGATAAATATGAGAAATCGTAAAAACCGAGTTAGCCTGGCATACCTTGTAGCGTTATTTTCAATGGTGTCGTGCTTTATGGTGTTGATTCTCTTTTAATTTTAATAACCGTGCAATCCATATTGGGGAATGTGGAGAGCGTAGAACAAAAAGAAGGTGTGTATGTGTGAAAAAAATGATATTGGCGGAACAGAATGGGAAACCTTAGGCAAGGGGCGTTTTTTGTTGTTGCAAAATCAATATGGTGAATATTCCTTATGGCTGGAAAGTCAAGACGGCTTTCGTGAACGCTATTCAATGGAAAAATTAGAAGAATGGATGAACCTTGCCCTTGAGCAAGGTGTGGTAAATGACGGCAATATTAAACTTTCTCGTTCTTTTACCTTTCGTCCAAAAGAACCCAGAGTCGATCTACGCCTTTCGGCGGAAGTGCCTGACGAAAATCGCCACAGTAGTCAAGATAATTTGCCAACGCATCAAGCTCAGCAATATTTTGACAATGAATATGTCGGTAAATAAATCCGCGGCATTGAATGCCAACAACAAATTCTTTATCCAACCGTGGGCAAGCATCGGTATCTATTTCAAAGGTATCAATAAATGCGGAAATATGCCGATCGAATTTTGGTAAAGAAAATTTAGGGTAAGTTGAATACATAGAATAGCTCCGTTTAATCAAGATGGAGTTGAGTATAACAAAAGGTGGTAAGTGTGTCCCAATATCCAAGTTTTACCGTTAAATCATTAGTGAAATGCCCTATTTGTGAAGGGCCTTTAAACATTGATACATCAAGTGCCATTAGTTTGACCTATTTTAAAGGTCATCTCGTGTGCTGTAATCCGCGTTGTCGTGATTTTGAATGCGATTTTGAAATCATTCTGTCCAATTTTAAACGCAGCCTTGGTATGCGTGATGCACATGAGATTGCAACGTGGACAGCATCAGAAAAATCACGCAAGAATATTGACCCACGGCAGATTCAAATCGAAACCGATTAATTCTTAATTTTCCAACCGTAATTTAAACATGGTCGTTTGAAGAAATTCATTCGACAGGATTTTTGCAACCAAAATTTAGGAGTTTGAGCAAATGACAAGCAAAAAATATGTGTACAGCAAAGAAAAAAACACGCAGCGTAGCCGTGTGAATGTGTGGCAGTTAAACAAAACCGTGCAAGAACAGGCTCGCAACATTCAACTGTTGCAACGAGCAATTTCTCACCAAGCAAACGTGAATGCACAGCAAGTATTGCTGAATGAGTCACTAAGTGATCGCATTGCATTACTTGAAGAAGAACAGTGGGCACGCGAACAAAGCATTTTCCAACGCTTTGCTCGGTGGTTCCGTAAATAAATGAATGGGGGTGAGTGATGGCCTTAATGCCTTATTGCTTTGATGATGAAACGGAATCTGCCGCAGAAAAATGGTGCCGTGTTAATCAAGTAAAGGTGCCAGAAATCCGAAGTTTTGATGATGCGCTGCACTCGTTAAGCAAAAGCCAATTCCGTGTAGAACGAGAGTTTGACGGTTTACAACAAGGCTTTCGAGAAATGCTGTTGGAATTAGCCGATTTAGATTTTTCAGATTTACGTGCAGGGCATTTAACAGGTTCAAAGCTCCATCACTACACAGAACAAGGACAACGCAAAATAGCCCGTGCACTACGTAAAGTGCGGTTACTTTCGGGAATGTTTTCACAAGGCGTAACAGAGCGGGAATTTACTCAAATTGATAAGACGATGGGGGAATAACAAATGGCAGCAATAATTTTAAGCCGTGGTGCTTTGTCTTTTTGTGCAAAAGATGTTTATCACAAGCTAGATAATGCGCAAGAGCAATTGTTCGCTTATTTCTACCACTTAGATAAGGGCGATGAACAATCAGCGAATAAGGCATTTAGTGAATATATCCGTTTGGGCGATATTGCAATTCAAGCGAAACGAGAATTAATGAAAAAACACGCCGAATGGGCGGACTGGAGAGAGAAAAGAAAATGACAAGTTGTTTAGTGATGTTTTTCGTGGTGCTGTTCGCTGTTCTCGGCGTGACTGTGACGGTAATGGGATTAATTGAGTTTATTACGGACGTGCTAGATAGCCGTTGGTAAAGGAGAAAAAAATAATGGAAAACAATGTTTGTATCGCGCTAGATTGTGGCGCAACGCTAGAAATTTTACCCATTGGCACTCGCTTTCAAGTGGTTGAAGTGATTGGCGATCAAGATAGTTGGTATGGCAAACAAAAAACAAGAACGGTGGGCAATTTACATAACACAATTTGGGGTGCAATCGAAGAAGTACGCCGTTATGACTTAGCCCAATATGAAATGTTGAGTTTGGAAGAATTACTCAGTGCAGTGAGTTCGACCAACAACAAAATCAAAGAATATTTTGAATATCACAGTGAATATTTAGCCAATACGGCAATGTAAGGATTCTTGATGATGAACTGGGAACTTGAGTGCAATGCCAATCTTGCCAAACGTGAGCAAGCAATGGCAGATGCACGTGCGGTGATGATGCAAAGTGCGGTGAATTTTGACCGCACTTTCGATACTGCTCAAGCGACATCGGCGCAAATGGAATTGTTTTCTGTTGCGCCGCACCAGTTCGATTATGTTGAAAAACTGCTTTCTGCACTCCCTCGCAAACGCCAACGTGAGCATTTTCGCCATGTTTGGTTGCGTGCGTTCAATGGCGTGAAAAATGATGGCTCTATCGGGTTTAAATTCGGCAATAAACAGGCGGCGTATGCGAACATCTATTTGCGCGAAATTCTCACTAATCGCCTGAAAGCAGTTTTTCAACATTATCACGTTAGCCTTGATTGGTTGATTGATCGTGATACGCATTCACAAGTGGTCGCCCTCTCAAAAGGCAAAAAAGCGGCTAACTTTCCGTTTTATTTATTAGGTGAACATCAGCTAAAAGAAATGGCAGGCAAATTAGCTATGTTGTTTACGAAATTACAGTCTGATTTTGTCAATGAACAAGCGGAGCGGAAAGAGCGTGGGGAAATATCTCTTGATGATTTCACCGCACTTTTTCGTGACCTTTATCGCTTAGTGGGCGAAGTGTGTGCTGATATTGGTTTTCCGTTAAAACACTGGTTCGCTTATCAAGATAACCGTTTCTTAGATGTAAATGACATTGAGGTTGATCTTAATAAATCAGTTTGCCCAACACATTGGAAACGCCAACTTACTACGGCACAAAAACGATTGAAAGAACATGTGGAGATTGGCTGTGGTGCAGTATCGGCAAAAGTGAGCCCTTATGTGTCGCAAAGTGCATTTAATGACTACCGTGCGCAACGTGCAGATAACCTCGAATATCTGCAACAAATGCTGTTGGAAAATCTAGACGATAGCACCGAACAAATGCCGTTGATTGAAATGTGGAAAAAATCGGTGGCAAATCCTGCTATCCGTTTTCAGGAAACCATGAACCGCTTGCGTGGTATTGATGAATGGGCGATAGAAAATTCATTTGTGTCACTCTTTCTTACGCTGACTGCGCCATCCTCTTTTCACGCGACGCATGAAACAGGCAAAAACAATAAAAAATGGCAAGGCGCAAGCCCTCGTGATACGCAACGTTACTTAAATAAAGTGTGGGCGCAGTTGCGTGCACAGTTTGCCAAACGTGGAATCGGTTTTTTTGGCTTTCGTGGTGTTGAACCGCATCACGATGGCACACCGCATTGGCGCTTGCTGATGTATGTAAAACCTGAACATAAAGATGACGTTATTCATCTATTCCGCAAGAAAGCGTTGGAATTAGATGGCGATGAATTCGGTGCGAAAAAATACCGTTTCAAAGTAGAAAAAATTGATCCAACCAAAGGTTCTGCCATTGGCTATGTGGCGAAATACATCGCCAAGAATATCTATGCAGGTAAGCAAGGCAAAGAAATGTCCGATGAAGTAGAAAATCTGACATTACTTGAAAACGTGCAACGTGTCAGTGCGTGGGCAAATCTTTGGGGCATTCGTCAATTCCAGTTTTACGGCACACCGTCAATTTCGACTTGGCGTGAACTTCGCAAAATTGATGATGCCATGGCTGCCGTTGCGGACGATGAAGTATTGGATATTGGCCGCACGGTGGCTGATGTAAGTTGTTTTGGTAGTTATTTAAAAGTGCAAGGTGGTGCAATGACAAAACGTCGTTATCAACCAATTTGTATTGAGTATGAAGAGTGCGAACCGAATAAATACGGGGAGATTCGTAAGAAAATTGTGGGGGTAAAAAACAGATTCACAGAAAAGAAAATCATCACCAAGTTAAAAAACTGGGTGATTAAATCAGCGAAAAGTGCGTTGGGTTCCACCGCACTTAATTCGGAGTCCACCGAAACAAACAAGGCGCATTGCGCCGCTTGGACTTGTGTCAATAACTGTAACCGCTCAAAAATCGAACAGCAAGTTAATTTATTGATGTTGCCTATTGGTTCGCCATTAAAACCGTCACAAATTGACCTTTTAATGCGCCATGGACGGTTACGGCTTAATGACTATCGGTGGATTTGTTGTGAAAACGATGAAGTTTTCATTAAAGAAGAAAAAATTCCGTTGGCTCAAGCCTTTGGCTGGGGTGAGAGCTTGGGGGATTTTAGGGTTAATTAGATAAAAATAGATGAATTATGCACTATTGTAATTGAATATTAAGAGGAAATTAAAATGGCAGACTTACAACAGCTTATCAAAAACATTGAACAATGGGCAGAAGATCGCAATTTGATTGAGGGTTCTACCCCACAGAAACAATTCATTAAATTAATGGAAGAATTTGGTGAGCTATGTAGTGGCGTAGCAAAAAATAAACCTGATGTAATTAAGGATAGCATTGGGGATTGCTTTGTGGTGATGGTTATTTTGGCTAAACAAAATCATATTGATAGCATTTTAGAAACAATTAGTAATCTAGATTCATTTCAACCTGTTTTTGAATTAGACGTTGAAGCAATTATAGCAGAAACAGTCGTTAGCTTTGGTATGCTGGCAAGTGAATTAATGGGTCAAAACCTAGAAATGCCGACAAAAGTTGATGCTATATTTGGGTGTCCTTGCTTATCACTTAAATTAATTAGCAGAAAATATAATTTAATGCTAACAGATTGCGTGCAAGCCGCTTGGGATGAAATCAAAGACCGCAAAGGACGTATGATTAATGGCGTGTTTGTGAAAGAGGGGGATTTATAATGGAACGATATTTTTCAATCAAAGAGATCGTGCAGATGGGCATTTGTTCGGAAGCAACAGTGAAACGTTGGATTTCTAGCGGCAAGTTAAAGTCTTATAAATTTGGTCGCTCCCGTAAAATTGCGGAAAGCGACTTGAACGAATACATTAAGACTTGTCGGCAATAATTTCTTTAAATAAACCATTCGCACATTTTTCAACATAGGTTGCCCATTCTTGAAACGTCTTTAATCGGTAAGGCAAATATTCAGCCCGATTATAGGCGTTTCGTATTTCATCGGAATTCAAATGGCTTAGGCAAATTTCGATGACTTCTTTATCTAATCCAAGTTCTAGGCGATTATCATTGCAATAACTACTGAATAGCGACCGTATGCCGTGATTTGTCATGGTACCTTTGTATTTGCCGCCGTCCATTGTTTTAATCACTTCATTCGGTGTTTGGCTATTGATATGCTTTTTATTTCTCGTCTTTGACAAAGTGGACGGGAACAAATATTCCTTATTTGCGTGTTGCTTGATGTATGAAAGCAAGGTTTCTGCCTGTTTGCTTAACGGTACAAGGTGCAATCGATCTCCTTTCCCGCCTTTTGAAACTTCCACTTGCCACACTTTACCATTGGGCAAATGTTCGTGTTCAATGATGTCAGAATATTTTGCACTGACGGTTTCGCTCGCCCTTGTAGCGTTGAGCAACCCCCACAAAATCGCAAGGCGAACAGTTTGGGATATATTGGCCCGTGCAAGGCTGATCATGAATTCCGGTAAGGCTTTGTAATGGATTGACGGGTGATGTTTGTTTTTGTTCACTGCAGGGAGATCATCGCCAAGATATTTCCATTTGTTGTTTTCCCAATATTCAAAACGTTCGGCATATTCTGCGATTGACTTTAAAACTAAATAACGCTTTTTCAATTCAGCCGTTGTGCCTGATTGGCGATAAGGTTCAAGCACGGATAATCCATGCTTTAGTATCAATTCTTTGAAAGGTACGTCACCAATTAAATCAATGGCGGAATTAACACGTCTTTCGGTATCAATCCTTGTCTTTTCTGTGTAATTACCTTGTTCTTTGCCGATTTTCGCACGATAGAGCAACCATTCATTCGCAACATGGGCGAATGTGCTTTGCTGTTCTTTTAGTGCGTCTATGGCTTGTTTACGCTCAAATTCGTGTGGATCAATCTTATTGGATAAAAGTTGGCGAAATTCGAGTGCTTTTTGACGGGCATCTTTAAGCGACACTGCAGGGAAAGTGCCGATGGTTTTTTCGGTACGTTTTAATGTGTAGGGGCGTTTGTAATTAAACACCCACGTTTTCACACCGTTAGGCTTGACAACGAGTTTCAGCCCTTCCCCATCGAATAAATAATAGATCTTTTCTGCCGCTTTGGCATTGTTTACCTGTGCAATGGTTAGCTGCTTGATGATTTTTGCCATGGTAGGAATTTCATAAAATGGTAGTAAGATTTTGCGCAT